TGATACTAACGGCACGTCTAAATATAACGTCACTATTGCTGATGGCTCTAGTCCTCCAAGAGTACCGACTAAGTTTGGTGGTAATGGTTCAACAGCTTATACCACGCTAACTTGGTGGGAAGCTAATGAGGTCTTAGCGGCTAACGGTAAACGCTCTGCTAGCTATCAAGAATATGCAGCGTTAGCTTATGGCACAACAGAAGCAAGTTCTATTGGTACAGATCAAATATCAACCATCCTAAATGCCGCCTACACGTCTCGATGGGGTGTTATGCAATCTACAGGCGTAATGGATGTTTGGGGCAAAGACTTTGGTGGTGGCGCAGCTGCGGCAGGATGGGTAGCTAATACGACTGGTCGCGGTCAGACTTATCAGTTACCTAATGCCGTGGCCTTTGGGGGTGACTGGAGTGTTGGGGTGTACGCAGGTTCGCGTTTCTCGTACTGGATCTTCTCGCCGACGTCCTCGAACGCCAGCATCGGTTCTCGCGGTGTCGTTGACCACCTGTTGCTTGATTAAAGTGGCGAAAGCCACGAGCCTTTAGAATGCAGCCAGTACAGCAAGCGGTTGTTAATTATAATCAAATGGCGATCATCGAGAAGTACGAAGCGGTGATCCATTATTTATACCCCATTATTCAGTCTTTACCGAGGAAGCATGGGGTAGTTAGAGATATGTTTTTACAGTCTTTGTTTACTCAAGCTGAGTTATTTTATATAGCTGGTAAGAGCAATCAAGTCAGTAAAATATATGACGCAGATGCAGGCTTAGCGCAACTGCGGTTTTGGTTACGTTTCTTAGTAATACCGAGTACACGCGGCATAACACCTCACCAGCACCAAGTAGTCTTGATGATGCTTGCGGAGGTGGGGGCTATGCTAGGGTCATGGATTACTAAGCGTAAAGGGCATAATGGGTAAAACACCGTGAACTTTGGAGGTAACTGGAGTAATGGAGTGAACGCAGGTTCGCGTTACTCGAACTGGAACAACTCGCCGACGAACTCGAACAACAACATCGGTTCTCGCGGTGTCGTGACGGCATTATTTCCTACGCTTTGCAATCGCTACGGCATTGCAAGCCGATCACTATGTATGTGGTCAGCCATTGTGTCCTGCTTCGGCAAATACTTTTCACGGTTCAGGATGCCCTTAGTAATATCGTTTGAACAGGGCTACTGGCTTGAAAGCGCATAGAAACTTAATCGAGCGTATCGCTAGTCCAGAAAATATGGAGCTAGCCTTTAAGAGGACAGCTTGTGCAAAACGCATGAGCTTTGGTTATCTGGAGTTTAAAGAATATAAGTCACTTAACTTGGCTAGGCTATCTCAAGAATTACTAGAAGGTAGATATCAAGTAGGTAAGTATAAACAGTTCTATGTATTTGAACCTAAGCAGCGCTTGATTTCAGCCTTAGAGTTCAAGGATAGATTAGCACAGCACGCACTTATGGCGGTGGTCGGTGATATTTTTGAGGCTATGTTTTTGCCTAATACGTATGCGTGCAGGGTTGGTAGAGGCACTCACGCTGGGGTTCGGTATATTCAATCAGAGCTTAGAAAAGCGCCTATCCCTACCTATTACTTAAAGACAGATTACAGTAAGTTCTTTCCTAGTGTGGATCATACGTTATTACTGGCTATGATAAAGAGAAAGATTGGTTGTGCTAGAACGCTAAGCATTATTAAACAGCTAGTGATACCGGGTAATGTTGGTATTCCAATTGGCAGCCTAACCAGTCAGTTGTTTGCTAATGTCTACGGCTCACAACTAGATAACTTTATTCACCATGAGCTAAAGCACAGGCGCTGGGCTAGATACATGGATGATGTGGTCATACTAGGTAATGACCCTGATAAGTTACGTGATGACTTTAAAAGGATTGAGGTGTTCTCAAAAGATAACCTGAATCTATCCATTAGTAAGTGGGAATGTGCCAGTGTCAATAGAGGCATTAACTTCCTTGGGTATCGCGTGTGGCCAACCCATAAATTGATTAGAAAAGACTCAGCATTACGTGCAAAGCAAAAGATTAAGCGATTTATTGAATATAACGAAACAGAAAATTTAACCAAATTCTTAGCCTCATGGCGTGGTCATGCGGGCTGGGCTGATACTCACAACTTATTTAACTGGCTGGATAAAAAATATGACTATGCAAATCATTAATACAAGAGAAGATTTAGACTCATTAGCGGGCACACCAGCTCATGATGAATTTATTTCTCTACTAAAAGGTTCAATGACTTATAGAGCAGACAGTCAATCTTATCCTGATGACTACAATAAACCTGAATATGCGGGTGAAGTATTAGAGTCTATCTGGATTGACGTCGAGGATTTAGTCACTATCGAACACTTTGGCTTTACCAAAGAAGAATTATTAGCGCTTTAAAAAGGATAATTAGATGAGTTCAGACGTCGATATTTGCAACCTTGCTCTATCTAGGCTTGGCGATGAGGCTAATGTAGTAAGCATCAATCCTCCCGATCAATCGGCTCAGGCTGGTTATTGTGCTAGATTCTATCCGATGGCTTTATCATCAGTCCTTGATGACCATAACTGGGGCTTCAACAGCAAGATCGTAACACTGGCATTGGCTAACAATCCTACTAGCCTATGGAATTACTGCTACGAACTGCCTAGTGACATGATTAACGTCATCGCGCTTTATGATTCAACGGCGGTGGGCGACGTCAACTACGGCGGCTTCCCGAGTAATGCGACCACGTCTAGTATTTATGGTGACGGCAGCAAAGCTAGTTATATGAATAGGCTCGCGACGCACGGCAATCAGCAGGATTACTCGATGGAGTCTGATAACGATGGCAATAGCGTACTCTATGCGAATCAAGAAAATGCTATGCTGAAATATGCAGCTTACACAACGAATACCGCCGTGTTCCCTCCCTCCTTTATAGATGCGCTCGCTTGGAAGTTGGCTGCTAATCTTGCTGGTATCATACTAAAAGGTGATGTGGGTGTATCGGCTAGCATGAAATGTATGCAGGCTTATGCGATAGCACTTAAGGGCGCTAAAGATTCAGATACTCAGAATAGAAAAGTATTCCCAATTCCAGCACCAGCGGGGATAGCAGCCCGTGCCTAATGTCAGAGTCTTAAAGAGTAGCCGGCATTCCGCACCCCCTCAAGATAGAAAATGATTTAAACTATACGTAGCGGATCATAATCTTTGGAGGCTATCTATGAATGAGGAATCCCTTTACAGTAGTTACAATTTAGATCATCTAGGCCTTGTAGCTGGTATGGTTGACGAATTAGGTTTAGTTGAGCTGATTGATGCCGTGATTATACAAGACCATGAACAACGCGTGGTATCGGTCGGACAATGCGTCAAAGCTATGGTCTTAAACGGTCTTGGCTTTGTCAATCGCGCTTTGTACCTGATGCCCCACTTTTTCAAGGATAAGCCAATCAGCCGCCTGTTGGGTGAAGGCATAGAGGCGGAGCATCTCAACGATGACACCCTTGGACGAGCAATGGATACAATCTACGCCTACGACGCTGAGCAATTATACGGTCAACTGGCAGCACAGTCAGTTAAACGATTGGGACTATCTTGCGACGTTGGTCATATAGACAGCACCAGCTTTCATACTGATGGTGTCTACAATAGTGACCAAGACCCGTCGGAACAGACTATTCATATTACTAAAGGTTACAGCCGCGATCATCGTCCTGATTTGAATCAAGTGATATTGCAACTGATTACCGATAATCAGGCTGGTATACCTATATGGATGGCGGCTTTAAGTGGTAACAGTAATGATAAAGAGAGTTTTCGAGAAACACTGAATGCGCATCTGGAACAATTGCGCGAAGGTGTCGGCCTTTCGTTGGTGGTTGCCGACAGCGCGCTGTATACCGCGAAAACACTGCAAGACTTGAATGGTTTTCCTTGGATAAGCCGAGTCCCAGAAACTATTAGCGGCACTCGGGAATTGATTTTGGCGGTATCTGATGAGTGGATGATCGACCAACCGGAACGTGCCTACATAGATTTAGGTGCTACTTATGGCGACATCAAACAACGGTGGCTGGTCGTTTATACTCAAGGCGCTCACGAGCGCGCCAAACAAACAGTAGGTCGGCAACACTTGAAGAAAAGTAAAGCCGATTATAAAGCCTTCAGCGCATTGGCTAAACGAACCTTTGCCTGTGTTGCCGATGCCGAAGCCGCCTTGGCAGATTTGCAAAAGAAATTGAAGTTCGTCACCTTACATGATCCGCAGATCATCGAGATTAAACATTTTAAAGACAAGGGGCGACCTAAAAAAGGTAGTACTCCAAATACGGTCAGTTATCGTGTTGAAGCGGGTGTAGCCTCAATGCTCGACATGCGGCAGCGCAAGATTCAACAGAAAAGCTGCTTTATTGTTGCCAGCAACCAATTAGATGAAAAGCTACTCAGTAACGAAGATATGCTAGATCACTACACGCCTGGGCAACAAAAGGTCGAGCATGGCTTCCGCTTTTTAAAAGATCCCTGGTTTATGGCAAATACACTGTTCCTGAAGTCGCCGGAACGTATCACAGTACTAATGATGATCATGACGATATGTCTTTTGGTCTATGCTGCTCTGGAATATCGTATTCGACAATCGTTACAGCAGCACGAACAGACATTCCCCACTCAGGCCGGAACCAGTACCGCAAAGCCAACCGCTCGATGGGTATTTCAATTTTTCGCGGGCATCCATGTGTTATTAATAGACAGTTGGCAGGAAGTTGTACTAAATTGCAATAAACACCACCATCATTTGCTTAACCTGCTTGGTGAACGGTATGTTCACTTATATGCTGATTCCGGATAGCAGGGGTGCGGAATGTCGGCTCAACCGTTCATTTTTAGATAGGATTCTTCAAGTTGCTAGCCTCCTAGACTTAATCTTTCGCCCTGAACCTTTCGTCTGGGCTGAAACTGTCCCATCTTAAGTTGGTAGCCACTAATATGAATCGCGTAGCTTGCATTAATGGCTTTATCATTAACCCAACATTCTTGCCAAGCAAATCAAATACCCGCGCCACCTTGAAATAACTCACTGCGAGCACTGGCTTGGCTAATATTACTACCCGGCGGCACGCTATGCGTCAGCCAAACATTACCACCTATGGTTGAGCCTTGGCCGATGGTAATACGTCCCAATATGGTAGCTCCGGCATAAATTACCACATTATCTTCAACAATAGGATGCCTAGCATTACCTTTAACTAAGAGACCGTTATCATCTTTTTGAAAACGCTTCGCGCCTAAGGTAACCGCCTGATAAACGCGAACATAGCGACCAATAATCGCAGTTTCACCGATGACTACACCGGTACCATGATCAATAAAGAAACTTTCTCCGATTTGAGCGCCGGGATGTATATCAATACCTGTTGCTGAGTGAGCTAATTCTGAAATCATACGCGCAACTAAAGGCGCACCTAACTGATAAAGGATATGCGCTAAGCGATGATGCATGATGGCGGTAATACCCGGATAACAGACCAAAACCTCATCAGGACTACGTGCAGCAGGATCACCTTCAAAAGCGGCTTGTATATCGCTATCTAGCAACTGCCTAACTTTAGGCAGTTGCTCCGCAAACTCTCTGGCAATGTCGATAGCTTGTATATGTGCAACATTATCGATACCTTGATGCCCTGATATGAATTGTAATTCCCTACGGATTTGAGTGTACAACTCACGCAATAAGGTTTCTAAGGTATGTCCTACAAAATAATCGATACCTTCATCATTTAAATCAGGCCTACCCAAGCGGTTAGGAAACAACACGGCTCCTAAGCCATCCAAGATTTTGTGTAACTCTTTACGTGAAGGCAACTTAGGCGGTTTATCGAGTAGATTGCGCGTTTCTAAGGATTGCACACGTAAGTCTCTAAGCTGTGCGACCAAGCCATCAATACCCCAATTATAGGGGCTACCTAATCTTGCAGTATCATTCATGTCGCTAAGCCACCGGCATCAAACAAGCCTTCAAACAAAGGCGAACTTAAATAACGCTCACCTGAATCGGGCAATATCACCACGATGGTTTTACCAGCGTTTTCTGGACGTTTAGCAACTCGTACAGCAACAGCCAC